TGATATGGAAATCACCATCACACTGACTCAGGAGCAGACCAACAGCCTGCTTCAGCTCATTGACATCGCCATCAAGGCAGGTGGCTACCAGAACGCCAAGGTCGGCGTTCCTTTGGCCGACATCATCATCGCAGCAGCCCAACCCAAAGCCTCCGAGTAACATGGACGCAACCAACCACGGCGGAACGAATGGACTAGCCTTGTCGCTGGGAACGGCAGCGGCAGCAACGTCTGCATCTATGCTGCCCCAGCTCACCGACGAGATCCGTTTTGCCTCCGCCGTGGTTGGTTTGATTGCGGCCTGTGTTGCCCTCTACAAAGCCATCAAGAAATGAAAAACACCAAGACAACTCTCGCCGGTATCGGAGCCATCCTCGTCGCAGTCGGTGGGGCTCTCAAGGCCTTGTTCGACGGCGACCCGACCACCTCGGTCGACCCGGCTGCCACCATTGCCGCGATCTCTGCCGGCATCGGCTTGATCATGGCTAAGGACGCCACCGAGAAGCTCGAGATCAAGAAGTCCGAGTGAACTGGATCTACCAGATCCTGAAGGCTCTGCTGGACTGGATCCGTCAAACACCACCACCCGATGTCGACCACGGCAAAGCACCGAAGAAGCTCAAGGCTGATCTGGCTGCTCGCATTGCCGATCTTCCCGGCCTGCCAGACAACGGTGGTAATGGTCCCAAACGGTGACCCGGTGATGCTGGCAGCGCCCACGAAGGCCAGCGTCTATTCCTTCGACAAGAATAAGAAGCTGGTCGGGCCTGCGACGGTGGTAATTCCTGCAGGTTGGTACGCACTTCCCAAGAGCAAATGATCAACTACAAGGGCAACAAGTTCTCCGGCTACAACAAGCCCAAGCGCACGCCGGGCGAGAACAAGAAATTCGCTGTCCTAGCCAAGGAGGGCGACAAGGTCGCTCTCGTGCGTTTCGGCGACCCGGATATGACGATCAAGAAGCACATCCCGGAGCGGCGTGCATCATTCCGCGCCCGTCATGGTTGTGACGAGCCAGGCACCAAACTCTCCGCCAAGTATTGGGCGTGTAAATCCTGGTAGCCAATGAGAACCGTCACCTACGACTACGTCCTGCAACGCGCCTGTGAGCTCACTGGGCGCGTTTTCTCAACGCTGACGACCGAGGAGTCCAACTTCTTCCGCACGTTCATCTCGATGTCATTAAGGAGCGCCTGGGAGTGCTTCGATTGGCCCGAGCAGACGGTGTATCAGCAGGAGTTTTTCGCTCCGAACTACAGCGATGCAATCACGTATTCGCAGGGAACCGTGGTGTACTACCCGGTAGAGCAGAAGTACTACCAGTACGTCGGTGCATCCAGCTCCGGCAATGCGCCTACGATCAGTGGACCCAATGGAACGCTGAACTCTCAATACTGGGGGCTGGCGCAGTCATCCTATTCCGGAAACGCAAGCTGGAGCTCAACGACCACGTACACCGTCGGCACCATCGTCCTCTATCCGGCGACCCAAGAGTACTACCAACTCTACGGCACCGCCTCGGCAGGCACTCTCCCGACCAACACATCCTACTGGGGACGCCTGAACAAGTTCCTGCGCAACATCTCGCAGACGACCAATCCCGACGGCACCACAAGGGCCGTACCCATTGGCGAAACCTTCTCAGTGTGGCCCATTGATCCGCGGGTAACCTGGCGCCAGCAGGAGGCACCGTACACCTTCACAGACGACGGCATCCTGGTCACAGCCGATCTGCCCTACGTCTGGATTGAGTTCCGAAAGACACCGCCGCTCCTGTCCAGTGCCGCAGAGGCCACCGCCTACGCCTTCCCCTACCGGTTCTGCGAGATCTGCTCCCTCAAGGCGGCCGGTCAGATGCTGCGGGTCGACGGCAAGATCGACCTAGGCAACCAGTTCCTCGAACTAGGAGAGGCTGAACTCACCAAGGAGATCGACAAGGTGGCGCTGCAAGAGAAATATGTGCGGCAGATAATCGTGCCCTCCCGGTAATATGCCTGACCTGCCTGACATCATATCGGTCGACGACGGCTTCAAGGGAGTCATCTCACGCCTTGATCCCGCCCAGTTGCCCGCCCAGTTTGTCAGTCAGGCAGTCAACCGGATATTCCAGGATCAAAACATCCGCAACCGCTGGGGCATTGTGCAGCCCAAGTGGGGCGGCAAGTGGACCCTGAACACCTTCTCGGCAACGGTCACATCAGGGTCGAATCAGGTTGATGTTGTGAGCGGCAGTCCGCCTCCAAACGGAACGATTGTCTGCTCCGACAGCAGTGCCAATGTGCTGGTGTTCCCGAACGGCACCCGCTGCATCTCGGACACCAACTCCAACGCGATCCTGTCGTCTGCAGCCATCACGTTCACTGGTGGTCCGACCAATCGCAACATCCAGTCCTACAACAACACCACAGCCTTCACCGACATCCTCGGTGTGCTGCCTTTCCGCGATCCGGACACCGGCTACCAAGCCTTGATCGTTGCCACCAACGAGGTGCGCACTTCCGACGGAGGACAGGGCAAGATGTACCTCGTGCGTCCCAATCAGTCGCATTTGGAGATCCCGCTCAACGGGCACGATATCTACAGCCCGGTGCGTTTGATTCAGGCCACCAACTCTGTGGTCATGCTGCGCCCCGGGAACGCTCGGTACTACTTCACCGGAGCCGACGTCAATACCGGCAACAACACTGTGACCTTGAATGTCACACCCGACCTGCAGTCCGGTGATCGTGTTGTGGTTTTCCAGATCGGCAATTCACCGAACCTCTGGACCTCGTCCACATCGACTGGTCAGGGCTTCGGGATGTACGTCAACGTGAAGGCCGGCGGCGTCTGCACGCTGCACCTGTCGCAGGCCAGCGGCCAGCAGGGCACCAGCCCGGTCACGCTCAGGTCAGGCCTGACGTCATCGGATCGGTACTACTTTGAGCTGTCGAACAACACGACAGGCTACGATGTCACCGAGGGCATCAGCGACTTCTACAACGATGGGTTGCCGCTGATCATGGAGGCCTCGTACTCATCGGGCACTCCGGTCTCTGCTCTCGACAATGGCTTCAACCGGATTGCATCGGTAAACGCCATCGTGGCGTCATCTGACGTAACTAATACGATTACCGTCCCAAATCATCCGTTCGTTCCCGGCGATCAGGTGACGCTGTCAAACGTAGTCAATGGCGGCGCTACGGTTACCAACAAAATCTACTACGTATTCCCGAGCGATAAGAACTCGCTGAAGCTGTTCTCTGGAGTAACCGAGGAGACCGACTCGCTGAACGACGCAAGCCGTGCGGTGGTTTCAATCACAACCAGCGGAACAAGCCCAAATATTCAGGTCGCTACGGTCACGATCATCAATCAGGGATCGGGATACATTGCGACCCCTTCGATCACGGTAACAGGCACTGGAACTCCCGCTGTTTTGACTCCCGTTTTGACGAATGGGAAATTGACCAGCGTAACGATCACAAGTGCAGGTGCTTATTCGACGACTCCGACAGTGTCTTCAACCGGAGTTTCGATGCCTTCGACGCTTGTCGAAATCACATCAAGCGCCATCACCGGCACGATCAAGAAGTCATCGGCCTCCGGAGCCAACGTGCCTGCAGGACGTGAGGGGCTGTACTTCCAGAACCGCTTGTTGCTGCTCTACGGACCCGACTATCTTGCAGTGTCAGACGTGCTGGACCCGCTGCACTACAGCCCGATCCTGAACGAGTTCAAGCTGAACACGGGTGCCAATGACGCTGTGGTGGCCCTGTATCCTTTCAACACCACGACGCTGATCGTTTTCAAGGAGCGCAGCATTCTCGCTGTAGAGAACCTCTACGGCGACTTGTCGACCACCCGCCTCACTGAGGTCACCCGGGAGTTTGGATGCGTCAGTCAGGCGTCTATCGCTTCCACGGGCTCCGATATCGTCTTCCTGAGTCAGCGCGGAGTCATCAGCCTAAAGCAGACCGAGTTTGGCATTAGTCAGTCGGTGGTTCTCCCGCTGTCCGATCCTATTCAGGACGTCATCGAAGAGATCGACCAAGCCCACTGGGGCAAGTCCTGCGCTGCCTACTTCAACAATCGCTACATCCTGAGCGTGCCTGTCGAAGGCGGAGACGGAACCAACCAGCGCACACTGGTCTACAACTTCCTGAACCAAGCGTGGGAGGGATACTGGGAGGGCTCGCTGCTTGTCCCGCGGTATTACACCCGTGTCATCGTTGCCGGCACCGACACGCTGTGCTGGGCCGATGAGAGCGGACTCATCCACACCTTCGACCTGAATGCATTGCAGGATCGCACTCGTGTCGGATCCATTCAGCAGATTGCGACCACGGTATACTTCCGCGGCCATTCCGGGGAGAACGACATTGATCACAAGCAGTGGACGGGCCTGCAGTTCGAGCTGTCATCTTGGAACCCGACCTACTCGATCACGGCCAACTTCGACGGCGTGAACGAGTCCTACACGGTGGCCACCAATGAAACCAAGAGCCGCACGGCGTACTACACCTATGGCTCGGGCACTTTTGCGACCAACAACTCCGGCGACAACTTCCTCGCTCCGTTCCGAGAAGACTACTCCACGCTTCCCGGTTTGCGGTGTAACATCTCCGGGTTTCGCGCCGGCATCCTGCAGTCTTTCAGCCACAAGGCTCGCCTGCGCCGCCACTCCATTACCATGCAGCCAGTGGTCACCACCACCACCGGGGCGCTGACGATTCACTCGGTCAAATCCATCGCAATCCCTTTCAGACTCTACGGCAAAACCGACGTCTAACCTATGCCACTCTTTGTCACTGTCACACCGGGAACCACCGTCACGTCATCCACTACGCTGGATGCCAGCACGCTCAACCTGCTCGGTACTCCGAACGTCGACGTCACGGGAACGGTCGATGGCGGTTCGCTGTCGATCACTTCCGGATCAGTTCCGCTGACAGCATTGGCAGCGCAGAATGCCAGCACGCTTGTCGGCAATGCCTCTGGATCATCTGCAAGTCCGACTGCGCTGACGTCCACCGATCTGGCGTTTGCCACCGGAACCGTTAATATCGGCACCGGAGCTGTCACCACGGCCAAGCTGGCCGACTCCTCGTCATCCGCCACCGGAGTCACCTACGCCAAGATCCAGCACGTCACCGATGCGCGGTTGATTGGCAGATCTGCTGGAACCAATGGCATTCCGCAGGAGATTAGTGTCGGGGTTGGGTTGACGCTGGCTTCTGGATCTCTGACGTCATTGAGGCCTCGGACGGCTTTTACAAATGTTGAAGCAGCAAGCACATATACTGTCTCAAATAACCGATCCAGTGCGGTTGAAATCGCACCTCTGACCACACAAATCACGCCTCAGTCAAACACCTCAAAAGTGTTGGTTCAGTTTAATTTCAGCGGAGAAATCGTTTACACTTCTGCATTCATTCTTGAGCGCGTTGACGGTGCTACTGTGACTCCGCTTGGGGTCCCTTCAAGCCCGGGATCAAACCGGATTTATGGCACCAAGGTTGCGCCATTTGACGCAGACGACGGTTCGACACAATTCAATATGGCGATCTCGTTTCTGGATTCACCAGCAACAACGAACACCATTTCGTACCGGATCAGAGTTTATTGCTCGGCTGCGAGCGCTGTTTTTGGTTTGAACAGGTCGATTAGCGATGCGGATCAAAACTTCTATATGAGAGCCACATCTCAGACGATCCTTCAGGAGATTCTGCCGACTTGATGATCCCCCAGATCACAGACTACCTGCTCCGCAAGCTCCCCGACAGCTTCAAGGGCTGGACCCGTGAGGCCGTCGAGGACTACGTCATGTTCCATGCGGAGCAGGGCACGCTCAAGATCGCCACCCAGGACGACCATGTGGTCGGTGTGCTGGTAGGCTGGCGTCAGACGGGTCCAGAGCCTAAGGCCTGGGAGTGGCAGAAGTCCGACCCCAATGGCGACCACTGGTACTGGCATCAATTCGCCGCGGATTGCGCGGTATTCGCCATGGCGGTGGCGGCTAAGTTCTTCCATGACCGACCGGAGGCTGCAATCCTCCCGGCTATCGGCTATCGCAACGGCAAACTGACCACCTACAAGAAAGGCTCAATGCCGATCTACCGGGTGGCAGACAAGAAATATGGGAACATCAGTTGAAGCTCCAGCGCCGCGTAACTACGGCCAAGAAACCCGTGACACGCTGCAAGCACAGCTTGACCTAGCTCCGCAGAAATATGCGGCAGAGGCTAAGTATGCTCCGCAGTATCAGGCGTTGCAGCTCGGCCTGCTCAAGTCTGCCACTCCGGAACTCCTGCAGCTCTACAAGGAGCAGATCGCGCCTACGATGGGCGAGGTAGAGGCGGCCGCCCGCTCCCGTTCCCGGGCCGGTGACATTGCCGACATTGAAAAACTCGGACCTCAAGCCCGTGCTGCGATCAAGGCGGCCTCGCCGGAACAGGCTGCCTTGGCCGATACGTTGACCGCGCAGGCCCAGTCTGGCTTGGCCGCAGGTTCCCGTCTGACCCCTGAGCAACAGCGCATGGTTGAACAGCAGACCCGTTCCGGCCTAGCTGCCCGCGGCTTGGCCCAAGGTCCGTCCGGTGCCCTGCAGGAGGCTGTGCGCTCCCAGATGGCCGGTGCCGGCCTTCAACAACAGCGCCAGCAGCAGGCCATGGGTGCCCTCGGGGCTTCCCAAGGAGTCTATGGCGACGTGTTCCAACAGGTGCTTGGTCGGCCTTCTCAGGCCTTTGCTGGATCTCAGGGCTTCCTCGGGCAGGCTCAAGGATTCAACCCCGGCCAGTTGTTCAATCCGGAGTCGCAGTACGCTGCCAACCTGATTGGTGGAAACCAGCAGGCCCAGCTTGCTGCCCGTACTGCTTCCGCAGCCAACACCACAGCACTGATTGGTGCGGGTATGTCTGCCGCATCCAGCCTATGAACTACGGATACCAGCAGCCCGGTGGGATGATGCAGGGCTACGCACCCCAGCCGCCGATGATGCCTGGCAGTGGGTACGGTGCGCCCATGATGACCAACTTCCAGAACACCACCGCAGATGTGGAAGCCCAGCGCAAGCGCCTCAAAGCCCTCGGACTGGACGACACCATGATCGACGATGCCTTGTCGTTTAAGCAGGGCCTTTTCGAGAAGCGCGATGAGATGCAAGGCAAGGCGCTTGAGGCTATTGGTGGTGGCATCAAGGCTGCCGGAAGTAATCTCACCGGAGCAGCGTCTGCCGCTGGTGCTGGCCTTAAAGGCCTTGCGTCATCTTTGTGATCATCAAGTTCCAGCGATGCACAGGAATCAGGCTCTTTCGGTTGTTCCGATGGCAGCTTGAGGTCTGGTTTTGCCCCGCTGGAGAGCTGATCCCGGCGCACTCCCACAGTCAGTTTGATTCGCGGATCATCCACATCCTCGGGACCATGCGTTGGATAATGGGAGGCAAATCAAAGCACGTCACCAGCTACCACTGCGGATGGTCTAAGCCCGTCCCAGCCGGCGTGCAGCACAGTGCCATTGCGATGTCGTTCTCGGTGTTCGCCAATCTGGAGCGGTGGAGCGGCAACCCAACCTCCGCGGCAGTAGACTTCAACCCGGCGTGAACAAACTCGGCCAACTCTACTTCGACGCAGCCGGTGGAAACCATAACGCTGTGGTGTTCATCACGGCATTCCATGCCTACTGCCACGCCATCGACGACCTAGTCGACGGAGATGTTCCGTTCACTCCAGAGGCCTTCCTTGACGTGATGATGCAGGCCAACAGCCTCTACTCGACCCCGTTCTACATTGAGAACTGGTTCCGGCTGCAGCCCGTCATCGCGCAGATCACCAGCACCTACGCCGACTCGGTTGCCTGGGAGAAGTCAGACGAGGAGTGGAAGCGTCAGACATCAGATGTCTTACGGCTCTGTGGTAACGACATGATCATCCAAGTGGCTTGGATCATTGGGGGATACAAGCACATGAGGGCTATCAGCTTGAAACTGCGCGAGTTCGCGTATCACTCTCAACACAGCTAATCTATGGCAACTTACGGCTATTCCACACCATACACCGGACGCGGCGACACCGGCCCGCTGCCTCCTGGCTACATGGAGGCCGCAACAGCCCCCGGGCGCAACCTGGCGATGGGCATTGCTGCCATGGGCCAGGGCCTCGGGAAGGCTATTGAGCAGTACCGCACCAAGAAGGCCGAGACCGAGGCTGCCACGCAGAGCTGGGAGACTGTCTCCGGGCTGATGCAGCAGCAGTTGGCTTCGGACCCCAAGTACCTTGCCATTCAGCAGTACATGGAGACCGGGGCGCTCCCCCAGGGCGTCACCGAGCAGGACATCCCGCGGTACACCCAGCAGGTGCAGGCCGACCGGGAGATGCTTAACAAGTTCTCAGCGCTCGGTGAGAAGTTCCCGGACATGAGCCTTGCCAAGAAGAAGGCGGCTCTTGGAGACGCCGTGATGGTGCTGAACCAGTACCGGACTGATCAGCAGCAGGGAAGAGCTCGAGAACTGCAAGATCTGCAGATTGCTCAAGCCCGCGGTCAGTACGAGACCACGCAACAGCTCGGTGAACTGATGCGCTATGGACTGACGATGCCGACCACGCAGACCGTCACCGAGCCGACCACCGAGATGCTGCAGCCGGTTGGTCCGGTGCAACCAGCTACTATGCCGCCTACGGCTCCTGTATTCGACCAGCAGGGCTATATGCAGGCACTGGAGCGCTATCGCCAACAGTCCAGTGTTGCACCTAGCGACACACAAGCCATCCAAGCCCAGTTGGCAAAACTTCAACCAATGTTGGTCGAGCGCCCACAGCAGTTCCGCATTCCATCGCTTCAAGGTGGCATTGGCGGAGGAATGGGCGTGTCGATGGCGACCATCACAGAAAACCCAAAACAAGCCGTTGGACGCATTCTGGATGCCCAAAGGCAACAGCAAGTGCTTCAAGCGCAGCTTCAGCGTGCTCAGGCTCCACAGCCGACCATGCCGACGCGGGAGCAGTTTACTACACAGCCTGCAGCTCAACAGCCTGCAGCACAGTTCCTGCCTCCAATTGAGGTGCAAGGCCAGACCACTCGCACCGAGGCTGTGCCTTACGAAAACTTGCGCAGGAATATCGCTCAGTACGCTGCCCAGCAGGGTATGCGACCAGAGGTGTTTGCCGGTCTTGATCGCGTGCTTGAGATTGCTGGACAACAGAAACCCATCCAAATCGACACCCAGACCCTGCCCGGTGGCATCACCGTGGTGCGTGCTGACGGCAAGGTCGACATTCTGCCTGCGCCCAAGATGGTCGAGGGCAAACCGTTGACTGAAGCGCAAGGCAAGTCAGCAGCATTTGCTGCCGGCATGAAATTGAACAACGAGACGATCAATAGCGTTTTCAAGTCTGGATACTCTCCAAGGTCTTTGACTGAATTCGGATTCATGCCTGAACGGTTGAAGACCGATTCTCGCAAGTCATACGAGGCAGCGCGTGACGCTTGGATTGAAAACTTCCTTAGAGATCGCTCTGGTGCTGTTATTTCACCGGATGAATACCCAGCGGCTGAAAAGCAGTATTTCCCAATTGCTGGAGACAGCGAAAAAGTGGTGAAGCAAAAAGAACTGATGCGTATTGATGCCATGAACAATACGATGAAAAAAGCTGGTCAAAACGCTGATGATTACGTGAACCAAATCAGCAGCGGACAGACACGCTCACCACTGCTCTCTGACCCCCGTGTTGCCGCCATCCGAGCCCGCCAGGCTTCAGGAGCCATCACCAAGCAGCAGGCCGTTCAACAAATCGAATCCCTCAAATGACCCTATCCAAAGCAGACATCGACTTGTTGTTCGGCCCAGAACCAGCAGACAGCGTCGAGAGCCTGCTGGATGCTCCGGTTACCGGCGAGGACATCTCGCTGGCAATGCAGGACCCTGCTTTCACGCCAACGCAGGCAGACTACCTGAAGTACGAGGAGTACGCCAGGACCAAGCAGACCGACTGGATCAACACCATCGCGCAGTCGGTGGATGCTGCAGCCAACATGATCGGTGGCGCGATCTCCGAGGGAGCCCAAGGTGCCGTAATCAATCCGCTCAACTACATCGAGGGCGCGGCTCAAGGCACCCGGCAGCTCTACGGGCTTGCTGCTCAATCGCAGGACCCATCGTCACCGTTGTTCAAGTTCAAGGATCTGGTTGCAGGCAGTGGAACGCCCGAGTCTCGCTACCAGCAATTCCTTGAGGCGCGAGACTTTGCCAACACCAGCGCCCGTCTGGAGCGTGGTGAAGAAGGACTGATTGTTCCGCCCGAGTACACCAATCCGGAGTACGTGCAGGGAGTCTCAATGATTCTCGACCCGACACTATTCGTACCCGGTGTTGGTGAAATCCTAGGCGCAGGCAAACTCGCCACCCGTGCAGTCGGTAAAGGAACCCAGCTCGCAGGACGTGCCGTTGCTGGCGCTGCAAGGCCTCTGGAACGCTTTGCCGGTGCTGCCGAGCGTATGACAGCGGAAGCGCTTGGAATGACGCCAGAAGCGCTTCGCACCGCAGCTTCCACAGCCGGTGTTGCCGGCGCTCTTGGAATTGCTCCGGAGGCTGCTGCCTTCGCTGCCATACCTGCCGGTATCCGTACCGCACGCGAGGCCGGCGAGGCCCTGACCCGGGCCGGCGAGAACCTGATGACCCAGCCTTCCCGTGTTGGACCGCTGGAAGCCATTGGCGCTGCACCGGGGGCTAACCTGCGCCAGCGTATGCTTGGTGTGGTCGGGCAGTACGGCGGTGACGCTGCACTGGATGCCTCACTCAGGGGTATTGCCGGAGGAATCGAAGGCGCTGCAGTTGGTACAGGCTTGGGCTTTTTGTCCGGCGGTGAAGAGGGTGCTGCTGCAGGTCTCGGTTCTGGCGGTGTTCAAGGTTCTGCCGGTGCTCTCGGTGGCCGGATGTACCAGAAGCTCACAGGCGCTGCCGCTAAGGAAGCCCGTGCCGGCGACCTAGGACGATTCATCGACGCCCAGCAGGACCCGACGACCAAGGCGCTGTTTGAGCGTGTCAGAGACCAACACGGCGTCGATACGGCCTCGGCGCTGATGGACGTCGAAGGACTGGTCAAAGGTCGGTTTGGCGATGTTGACGTAAAGTACCTTTCAGACACTGACTTTGTTGATCAGTACAAGGGCCGTGCCCGTGGTGTTCAGGTTGAGATTGGAGACCGCCCGACCATCGTCATCAATGCCGACATCCTTGGAAAAGGCAAAGGCGACAGCCCGTTGTACACTCTCGGCCACGAGCTGTTCCACGCTCTCGAAAAGAGCGAGCAGCTCGCAGGCGGTGCAACTGAGATCAAGAACGCTCTTGTCGGACGCTGGATTCAGGAAGGCGACGTCATCCGTAAACTGTCCGACGGCGCTTTCAATGATGCCGAAATTGAGGCTCGGTTCAACGAGTACCGAGACAAGCTGTCCGCAGGCAGTCCGCAGCGTGCAGCAGAACTTGCCCAGTTCGACACGATCAACAAGAAGGCCGACTACATTGCCTCGGAGCTGGCTGCTGAACACTTTGCAGCACTGATTGCTGGTCAGAAGCCGGACGCAATGCTGAAAGGCTTCTCAGGCCTCACCAGACAGCTTCTGGATGCCGCACTGACGCAGAACGCCAGCAAGGCCATCGCAAACGCTGCTGCGTCGATTGAGCGCACGTTTGGCGTGAAGCCGACTGACTCAGTCCTGTTTCCGGATCTCAAGCAGGCATCGCCTCAGGTGAACGCCATGCTGCGCGACTTGGTGCGTGCCCGTCGCAAGCTGGACGAGAAGATCATGCTCGATGACAGCCGCGGTGGCCGCGTGCTGAAGCCGGAGGACGTTTCCAACCCGTTGGCAGCAAAGGAACTGGTCGACCTTGGATTGGCCGAGCAGATGCCCGATGGCAGCATCAGGAACCTTTCCAGCGAAGAGATCCGAGCACGCGACGACAGAGATGTCACGTCGCTACGGTCGATTGTTGAAAAAGTGCCCGGTGCTCGGCTTGTTGATGGAGAAGTGCTTGGCAGGTACAGCCCAGAGCAACTTAGTGCCATTGAGCAGTCGCAGACGATTAGCTCCCGGATGAAGGACTTAATCCGAGGCACCAATCTGGCAATCGAGAACGGCAACAGCCTGTTCGTCACCTACTTCGCAGCACTTAAACGGGTGAGGAACAAGCTCACCAAGAAGTACTCTCCGAAGTACGACAGCGGCATCCGAGTCAGCGAACGGGAGTTCTCTCCGTACAGCTTCAAGATCACAAAGGCAGACAACCCGGTGGTAAACGCCATCGACATCACCAAGGTCCGAAACGAACTCAGCAAGCTGCTGAAGAAGGATGGCAGCATTGGAGGCCTGTGGAGCAACACAGATGGGTTTATGACCGATCTGGCGAGGTACTTTACCAACCTCGACCAGAAGGAAGGCGCTCGCCGATCTGCTGAGATATTCGGAGTCGAGAAGGCAAAGTTCCTTGGCGACTTTGTTGGCGCTGCTGAGAAAGGCGGAAGCAAGTTCGTTCGCAGCTTCCGGCTGGATCGTGTTGGCTCGATGTCTCCGATGGACTTCAAGGCGAAGTTCTCCGAGGAAGCCTACCAGCTCTCGAAGCAGCGCTGGATGCCTGCCGAGACCATCGGCGACAAGTCGGTCATCAACTCCGACGAGGGCTACCGCATCATCAGCGGTGCCAAGCACAAGCTCTACGGTCCCGATGGAAAGCTCATCGGAATCTACGACACACAAACCCAAGCAGAAAGGAAAGCAGATGCCACTCAAGCAAAGCTACAGCCAGAAGTCGATCAGCAGCAACGTGTCCCGCGAAATGAAGGCCGGCAAACCGCAGAAGCAGGCCGTGGCGATAGCGCTCTCGGTCGCACGCAAGGCCGAGAAGAAGGCCGGCAAGAACTCGGGACGGTTCGACAAGCGGGGGATGTAATCACTCCCGAGTCGCCAGAGGTCGCCAAGAAGGTGGCCTCCGGTGACACGTCGATGCTTAGAGACGGTGAAATGCTCGGGACGTTCCGGTTCATGCCGCCGGACTTGATCGACAAGCTGGCAGTCACTGATGAGCAGCGTCAGGCAATGCGCGGCAAGAGCGGTTTCGCGTTCGTTTCCGACTGGGCGGATGCTGGGCGTCCATACGTCACCCAGCTTGGACGCAAAGTCGACGTGCTGATGGGTGGAATGGGCTATCCTTTCCTGCCTGAAATTTCCGGCAAAGGCGCATGGGCCGGCACGTTCTCGGGGATGACCGACAAGGTGATGGACAAGATCAAGGCTACCGATGGCATCGGACTTGTTGTCCTTGGTGGTCCAGAGTCCAGCGCATCCAGCCGTGCGTTCTCACGTGCGTTTGGTGAGGAATTGGCAGACTCCATATCTCAGAATCCAAAGCTGAAGGAGAAGCTCGACAAGATAGCCCGCAACGCACGCAAGCAGTGGATTGAGTACCGCAGAGGTGAGGGCAGAAGCATCGATGTCCCGGAGATAAACAGTCTGGAAGATTGGGCAAGACTCACACAGCTTGAGAGATCTGGAGAGCAATCTGAAAGAGGACTCACGTTTAATGATCGTGACTTTCTGGTGCGCACAATTGGATCGCACGACAACAAGAAGGCACTAGGAATCAGGAGCTGGAAGGACGTGCTCAGGAACTACAACCTGCAGAACAAAGACTTCACGCCGGGGCAGGTTGTTGCCGTGGTTCAGTTCAGCGGTGCCGAGCCGGTGCGTGCTGAGACCATCGGAGCTAAGCCGCATCCATCATACGAAGCGCTGATACCGGGCAAGGCAATCGGAACACTGCCTCAGAAGACGATGATCAAGGACGTGTTCCGCGATTTCTTATCAAAAACACAGCCACCGGCATTCACTCGGAAGGTTCAGACCAATATGCCGAAGTTTGTGGTTGGCGAAGGCGATATGCGCTTCATGCCCTCCGACCAGCAAGGCTTCTATAGCAAGCTGGAAGAAGTTGTTAACGCTAAGTTGCCAAAGGTTGCTTCACCTCAACAGGTGCTTGCCTCCGTTGATCCCGGAAAAGGAAGCGGAGTCAAACCAGAGGAGCTGAAATGGACTGGGTTTGCTCAGGCCGTCGAGCGCATCGCCAAGGAGAATGGTGGCAAGGTTCCGAAGGAGAAGATCATTGAGCACCTCAAGAACGAAGGCCAAGTCAAGTTTGAGGAAGTAACCTCCGGCATAGAAGGCAAGTCGATCACGCAGGACGAGGTCGACCGCCTTGAACGCAGAGCCCAGCGAACGCGATCAAACGCTGACTGGTCTGCCTACGAAGACGCAGTGCTGCGCTTTGAAAGCCAAGAGCTTGGAACCGAAGCGCAGTATTCAAGGTATCAGTTGCCGGGAGGTGAGAACTACCGCGAGGTGGTGCTGACCTCTGACAATGCGAGTCCGTACACGTCGACTCATTTCAGAGACATTCCAAACTACGTTGCCCATATGCGGGTCAACGAGCGTGCAGACAACAGTGGAAAGCCGGGTCTATTCATTGAGGAGATCCAGTCTGACCGCCATCAACAGGCGCGTGAAAAGGGATATCTTGAGGACCAAGGAACTGATTGGTCGAAGGTTCCAGTGTATCAGTACCGTGATCTGGTGGCTAAAGGCGAGTTCCCTAGCGTCATGCACATTGAGGTCAAAGACGGTCTGTACCGGCTTGTGGCTCCTGATGGCGGTGTGCACCACGTTGAAGGATCGCTTGAGAAGCTGAAGAAGAACTACGATTCAAGAATCGCCAAAGGCATTGCAGACGCACCGTTCCGAAAAGACTGGTCGCTGCAGATGTTCAAGCGTGCGCTGCGCGATGCTGTCGCTTCTGGAAAGGAATGGATTGGGTGGACTACTGGAGAGACTCAGGCAGAACGGTTCGACCTTAGCAAACAGGTTGATTACATTGATTATCGTCGAGTCGGACCCGACAAATATGATGTTTCGGTTGTTGGCAAAAATGGAACCGACTTGTTTTCTGAAACAGGCATCAATCAAAGCCGTGTATCTGATGCCGTCGGCAAAGAGATCGCCGATAAAATAGCCAAAGGAGAAGGTCAGTCTGGTGGAGGCAGGATGACATTGCGTGGTCTTGATCTCAAGGTCGGCGGCGAAGGAATGAAGGGATTCTACGACAAGATCCTGCCTTCAGAGGTTCAGAAGTACGTGAAACAATGGGGCAGCGAGGTGAAGAAAAACGAAGTCAATACAGGCCAAGGAAAGCCCACTGAATACGCTGACTTCTCGGAGTATCAAAAAGCTCGGAAAGAAGGACAGAAAACTACCATTTGGCGCGTTGATATTACGCCCGAAATGCGTAAGTCGGTGAGTGAATCAGGTCAGCCTCGCTTCATGCCTGCCGGCGACATGGCTACTGGCCGCGGCGTCAAGGACCACCGCGAGGCCATGGACCTGTTTGAGAAGGGCTACAGGCTGTACGGTGCGCTCTACGACGGCATGGAGGATCCCATCCGCCTGAAGAAGGCTTCCGAGATCGAGCGGTTCGATCCGGAGAACCTGTGGGCGGTGCCCTCCAAGAAGATCGCCGCGGCAATCAGCGTGCGGAATATGCCGGCCTCGGACACCGACTACCTCTCCGCGGTGAAGAAGGGCGACACGGTAACCGCGCAGCGGATGGTCGATGAGGCGGCGAAGGCGGCTGGGTACACTATCGGTCCTGTCTACCACGGGACGCCTACGGGTGGGTTCAACGTGTTCGACAAGCGGATGCGCGGCGAGACCTCGGGTGTGTCCCGCCAAGCGTTCTCGTTTACCACTGACAAGAAGGCTGCTGAAAACTATTCCAAGCGCCTTGGTGACGAGGCTGTGCGATTGGACGCCGGCCTGCGTGTTGCTAACGACGCAATGCGTATGTTCGACGAGGACGTGGCTGCTCAGGAGTACTTCTCGTCCAAGGGCTACAGCTCGGTGGATGATGGAATGCTGCCTGAGTTCGACTGGGGCTCCATTGACGACGTTCCTGAGTTCATTAAGGAGCTGCGTGGTTACGCTAAAGACCTGAAGCCTATCAACAAAAGGTTGTCCGACAGCTTTATTGAGGCGGCCAAGGTGATGACCTCGACAAAGGCCGTGCCCGAAGTGAAGCGGGTCTTCCTGCGTATTCCTGAAGGGGCTCCCGTATTCCAAGCTACACCGCAAACGCTTGGGCAAGTGATGTCTGGGTTCAGTGCGGAAAATCAGCCCACCAAGGCTGGCATTGTTCAACTACCCGGCAACGAACGTATCTACTACGTCGCAGATTCAAGCCAGGTCAAACTGGTTGATGCGATCACCAAGGACAACGCCGGCAACGTCATCCCCCTCTCGCAGCGGTTCAAGGCTACCTCGGAGGATATCCGGTATATGCCGGAAACAATCCAGCGCGACATCGGCCGCAATCAGGACTTCGCCAACCCACCTACCGACGCCGAGGCTGTCGACGCTCTGAGCTCTGAGAAAAAGGCAAAGTTTGGCGCTGCCAGAAGCATTAAGCCGGGTACTCAGGTAGCCGCACGCATCGACATTCCGGCCTTCCTGAGAACCGGCAAGTATGTGGTTGCTGTGCACGAGCCCGATGGCGCTGCTGGTGGACCCGGCAAGGTGATCGGATACGATACAGTGACCCGCTTGCAGAACCCGAAGTTCGTGGTTAAACCCGGCGTGCAGCGGATCTACGAGGGCAAGTCCGCCAAGTTCCCAGTGGCAACGGTCGACGGAAAGATCATGGCCGACCGATCCATACCGGGTGACTTGGAGAACTACGTGCCGGTCGGAATGGACCCGAAGGAGCACGCCTACTTCTACGACAAGCGCACCGACCAGCCAGTCATCGGTGGCTCTGAGTCTGTGAGCGTAGGCAACACGGTGTTTGTAAAGAACCCGGTGTATGGCGATCCTAGCCAGTTTGCCTTTATGCCCTCCCCCGACTCTGCCATGCCCGGTGCCTACAGCTTCCCCGGTGGCTACCGTGCGCTCCCAGGCAAGGCCAAGGGCAGTCTCCGCCTCTACGGCCCCGCCGGCAGCCTGATCGGCATCGCGGCTAGCCTTGACGAGGCGCAACGCATCATCCGAAAGAAGGTTAAGCAATGAGCTACGATTCACAGACCAGCACCAGCCTGATCAACAAGCTCAGGAAGGACGTCGATGCCTTGGTGCTGCGTATTGCGACCCTGCAGGACCAGAAGGCGACTGGGGTCGACGGCGGTGCCTCGGTGGCAAACACTTGGACAACCCGCACGCTGAATGAGATCCACAGCGACCCGTATGGCATCATCACAAGCCTTGCGAACAACCAGTTCACGGTCGAGGCAGGCGAGTACCAGATCCGCGTCATCAGCCCATTCCATGCGACACATGGCACCCGCACGCGCATCTGGGACGTGACCAACAACACGCTGGTCGGCTACTCGGTCAGCACCTACGTCTACAACCAGACCAACGCCTATTTGTACCAGACCGAGCGCATCCAGCCGCACAAGACAAACACCTACCGGCTCGACTACTACGCCCAGCAGGCGAAAAGCCCTGATGGACTTGGCGTTGCTACGAATACCGGCGACATTGAAATTTACACCATTCTGGATGTGGTCGATCTCCATATCGCCCATCGGTAAATCTGCATGAAACATACCTTCCCGTGCGTCGAATCAATGCGGCGCGTCAACCTCTCCAACGGTCGAGTGGTGCGCGTCTGGCGCGACCGCACCAAGGAGAACCTATCGGCCTCCTACGACGACGCGGACATCGTGTCGACCTGCATCGCGCAAGCGAACAACGACACGCAGCTCTTGGCAGCACTGGGAAAGCTCCGCGGCGTCAACGCTGTCGAGCTGGTCGACGCCAATGGCCAGGGCACCGTGGTCTACACCGCCTGGCCATGACCTACCGCAACCGATCCAACCCGGCGATTGAGGTCGAGGTGCTGCATCCCGAGGCCGAGCTCAGGTTGGCCGAGACCAAACGCCAGGCAATCGTCTATCGGCGCCTGTCGACAGGCACGATTCACATCAGACCGAAGGCCGAGTTCTTCCTGAAGTTCGCTGCGCTCGCAGAAAAGTGACCACTGTTTGACCCGCGTAAACATTGGGTTTTCTCCAAAATCTACAGAAAAAAGGTTTTCTCTGTAGACTCATGTCTGCCTCTGTGGCAACTTGACGGCCGTCGGTCCAATCAAGTCGAAAGCAAAACACCATGAGCAACGCAATACTTCAGGAACAAGAGCACTACGAACACGAGGCCGGTGCCTGCAGCGAACTGCAGAACTGCCTGTTTGAAGCCCGGTTGTCGGTCGCTGACAAGGCAGCCCCTGATCGTGCCAACATCAACCGCGCATTGGCCCTTGGGCTGTTCGTTGTGGTTAAGGAATTCCCGCAGTACTGCAAGGCAACCGATGCTTTCGCTGGTACTTTTACCGCTTTCGTTTGCGCTTATCCGAGCCGTGAGGCTGCTCAGGAAAAGGTCGCCAAGCTGTGCGGGCCTTACGATGCCGATTACGACGTCTCTTTTGGAATCATCGCACCATAACTGTTTATAGGGCTGGGTGAGCCCTCAATCACCCCATCCGGCTCGTGAGGAATACGGAGCACCAGGGGCGCGACTGGTCAACGCGCACAATTTCAACATCTATCGAATCAAAATGAACATCTCCGAAATCCTCGCTATGATCCCGAGCATCAAAACCGCATCAGAACTTGATGCCGCCTACGGTTCTGCGGTTTCTCAACAAAAAGCTCTCGCCCGCAAAGCGAATCGCGACTCAGACACCATGACCGCCTATCAGTCCGCTAACGGATTAATGCAAGAAATTGAGGATGCTTATCTCAACCAGCACCGGGCGATTCGCGCAATGTTGGCCGCTTAATCTCAGCCATGAACCTCTCCAACCTCATCACCGCTCTGATCATCGTCGAAAGCTCAGGCAACGACATGGCAATCGGCGACAACGGCAAGGCCATCGGGCCGCTGCAGATCCACAAGGCCGTTGTGCTCGATGTGAATCGGATCACCGGCAGTCACTACCAGTGGCAGCAGATGACCAACCGCGCTCAAGCCCGGGCAGTGTGTGAGGCCTACCTGAAGCACTACGGGAAGAACTGCAGCACCGAGCAGCTCGCCCGTCGTTGGAATGGGGGTCCCACCGGCGACCGCAAGCCTGCCACCGAGGCGTACTGGGCCAAGGTGAAGAAGCATCTCAAATGACTAAACCGAAAACCGTAAACGTGAGCACAGAAACCCACAAAGCCCTGCGTAGCTACTGTCTACAGGCAGGCCTAAAACTGCAGGCCGTGGCCGACAAGGCGATTCAGGCTTGGCTGAGAAAGGCGGCAAAGTGAAACGCATCCTAGCTATCGACCCCGGCGCAAGCGGTGGCATCGCGCACTTTGCCAATGGCCGCGTGATCGTCGAACCGATGCCGGACACAGACGGCGACATCCGAGATGTGCTGATCAACTGGCTGGCACAGAGCGACGTCGTCTACATCGAGAAGGTCGGAGGCTACGTGGGCGGCAAGGGAGCACCGGGGTCAGCGATGTTTAACTTCGGCTACAACGTCGGGTTCCTGCACGGCCTGATTGCTTCTATGAACTTGCGGATGATCGAGGTCACCCCGCAGCGCTGGCAGAAGACGATCTCGGCTGGAAACAAGGCGACCCATGGAACCAAGTGGAAGGCGCACCTGAAGCAACTGGCCCAGCAGCGACAGCCAGGCATCCTGATCACGCTGAAGACGTCGGACGCTGTGCTCATCCTGGAACACGCCATGATTGCGGAGGGGTTGAAATGAGCGTCAAGATTTCAGACTTCATCGACGACCCGTGGCGAGCCATTGCGCTTGATGCGCAGCGCCGTGGTTTGGAAATCACCGGCAAGACAGGGAAGAGACTCGATGGCACTGGGACAACGATTATCGGGCTTTGCGACGTGATCCGGGAGATGCAGCAACGCATTGAGAAGCTGGAGGGGCTCAAGTGAAGATCGACATGGGCAAGGCCGTGGCCGCTGGCTGGCTGACGTACCCAGAGCAGTCCGAGGTGAAGCCGCGGATGATGTCTCGCAACCTAGCGCAGGCGGTCGAGGCCTTCGACTCTGGTCTGGCTTGGCGGATGTGGGACAACGGATCTAGCCGGGAACAGATCGCACGGGCTGTCGGGTGCAGCCGGCGCGGTGTGCAGGCAATCATTGAGCATGGGAGAAACAACAAATGACCAACCAACCAATCAACGACGGAGGACCGGCGTTTCCACATACAACGCAATGGGACGGAATTACTCCAGCAATCAATTACCATGGTATTTCAATGCGCGACTACTTCGCGGCGGCTGCGTTGCAGGGGAACCTAGCATCACAGTCAATCGATGTTGGCTATTACGACGGCGAAGATGCGTGGAATAAAGCGGCTTCAGATGCGTACAAAGCAGCCGACGCAATGCTCAAAGCGAGGGAGGCGAAATGAACGACACCCCAATATCAGACTCGACTCCTCACAACATAGCCGATCTGGGGATGCTGTGCAGGAGGTTGGAACGCGAACTTACCGCGTCCAATACAATCATCCGTCAGCAGCAATTGTTGGATGAAGCAAACCTGCGGCTTCAAGACCGCATCAAGCGGCTGGAGGACTGGAAGGACTCCGCGATGGCCGTGGAGCGCGAGTGGGATGCGAACGCTATTTCAACGATGCTTGGTGGACAGCTTGGCGAGTCTCAACGTGTCGTCATCATGCGCGAGGTGCCGAGGCTTCTGGAACGCATCAAGCGGCTGGAGGAGGGTGGGGATGAAGCAATCTACCCCTTTGAATATGCGGCCCGAGTGAGAATTTGGACAGAAGCCAAGGAGGCCAAGCTGTGAGCGCAATGAATTGTATTGGAAAGATACTCAAACGGTTTCTTGGAATTGCGTGTTCTCATTATTGGCAACCGCTAAACGACAGTTTCCATGGCTCACATTCTCACTGGGACGTTGCATTCAATGTTAAAAGAAAATGGAAATGCATCCATTGCGGTAAGCAGACGCTTTCAGCAAATCCAATTAGCTTCATCAATCAAAATAGAAACAAAGCCAAGGAGGCCAAGCTGTGAGCCATCTTGTTAACGCCAACAAAATGGTCGTCAGTAAAACCCCGCGCACAGACCGACAGCCGGTTGTCACCGTGGCGTTCCAGCACTTCGTGAAGGCTGGCTTCGCAAAACAGCTTGAGCGGCAACTAGCCGGAGCCAACAAGCGGATCAAGGAACTGGAACTCAAGGAGGCAGAACTGCAAGACCTCAAGAAATGGTTGGAGGGACGATGAAACTGCGACCGATCAAATGGGTGCTGTCACCCACCGATGACCATATGCTTTCCATAGAATGCACCGACATCGAGATCGTCGATGAAGGCGGCGGTGAGTACGTCGAGGTCAGTCAATCTGCTGATGGCCATGGTAAAGTCAGCATCAACCCAGAGGAGTGGACCGTGCTGCGTAAGGCAATCGACGACGCGATCAAGCAATGCAGGGATTTGAAGCCGTAAAACTATGAAACCACCTACACCGATGGTCGACGCCGTCGCATTCACTATCAACCGGGACGAGGTTGTGCACACCTATCCGGCGAACGAGGTCTGCCCCGCTCAGTTCGCCCGCGGACTTGAGGCCGGCCTAGCCGAGGCACTGCGGCAGATTGAGGAGCTCCGAGCGCAAAAACTCGAAGCACTGCAGCACCAGCGCGAAATCTTGGACACCTGCATCAGCCTGGTCGAGGGCCTGAAATTCCGAGCATGAGCACCAGACTTCACGAGCTGCCGCCTGATCACCGTCTCAGGAATATCGCTATCAAGGATTTGGATGTGCGCATCAAGTGCCGGCACAGCGGGACAACCCGGGACCCGCGGACCTGGCGCATCAAGAACGACACCTACAACCGGCTGAACGACACCTGGCAGAACAACTTCGACTTCATCATGCAATGAAATCAGCCAGGGAAATACAGCGCGAGGGGGATGGATTGCGGGTGCTGGCCCGCGGAGAGGTCGGTGCTGCCTTCAGGGCGGCACGGGCTAAGAAGATGGAGTTCACCAGCTTCTGGACGCGCAAACGCGGAAAGGCAACCAAGTGACCGACAAGAAGACCATCGAGACAATGATGGAATACGGCGGCAGCTTTGTGCGGAAACTGGGCGCCGCTGCCTTGGTGGCCGACCAGCAGAACCTAAACCGAATCAAGGCCACCTGGCCCGAGTACTGGAGCCAATACACACGGATGGCAAAGCAACTTTCCGAGGTCGAAAAGCAGGCCTCGAAATAACACAACAACAACAACATAGGTAAGACGATAACATGATAATCAGTGCAACAGGTGGTAAGAAGGACTTCGCGCCGTGCCCCGAGTTCTCGGGCCGGGCGGTCTGTGTGGACGTGACTCCCCTCAAGGAGTACGAAACCCAGTACGGCGTGAAGCAGAAGTTCAAGTTCGCGTTCGAGATCGAACTGCAGGACGACAGCAGGGACCCGGTGCAGCCCTGGGTGGTGTTCACCAAGCCCATGGTGCCCAGCCTGCACGAGAAGGCAGCACTCACCAAGTTCCTCAAGGACTGGTTCGGGCGCAAACTGACCGACGTCGAGAACAAGAGTCTGGATCTGGAGAGCCTTCTCGGGCGCCCGGCCAGCATTGTCATCGGGCACGAGCAGAGCGAGGACGGAAGCAAGACCTACGCGAACATCAAGCTGATCATGGCCCATAAGAGCGGCGAGGCATTGGCACCCAGCGGTCTGTGGGTGCGGCTGCAGGACCGTCCTGCGAAGGATGGGGCCGAGGGCAAGGCAGCGCCGGCTACGGGGGACTCGAGCTTCCGCAAGACCACCGGCGGCGGACAACCTCCGGCGGACGATGCGTCAAAGGTCAAGGTGCACGTCGGAAAGCACAAGGGCATCGAGCTCCGTGAGCTGACCGAGGAGAGCATCACGAGCCTGATTGAGCACTGGCTGCCCAAGGCCCGGGCCGAGGTCAAGCAGACCGCTGACGACAAGCGCTTGATCAATGCGCTGGTTTGGTATCAGGCCAAGTTCAAGGCCGACGAGGAAGCCCAGATTAAGCAGGAAGAGGATGACCTCAACTACTGAGTCTATGACTGCTCCGAAGAAGAAGTACTCCAAGATAACGCACCTTATCCCCGAGGTGATGCAGATGAGGGCCGAGGGCCAGTCAATCACCCGCATCGGTGCGGTGCTCGGATTGAGCAAGCAGCGGGTCAGCCAGATATCCATGGTGGCCAAGGCCAAGGAAGCAATTCAGGCGCAGTGGGGCTGGCCCTTCACCACGCGCACATTCAATGTCCTCAACCGGATGGCGGTGAAGAACAAGGACGAGGCCCTTAGCCTTTACGCATCGGGGCACCTGCACCCGCATTCGGTGACCGGATTCGGATGGAAGTCCTACTCCGAGATCTGCGAATGGCTGGGCGTTCCGGTGCTCCTGAAGCAGCCCAAGATGCCCAAGCTGTGCCCGCACTGCGGGAAGATAGTCTAACACTTTCCTGGCAGCCTGTTGCTGCTAGGGACTCATGGTAAGCAGCCGGGGGCGCGCATCGGCGGACAAACGCGCAATTACCAATTCAAACCGTTTTAGCATTATGCCAGCAAATCCACGTATCTACTTTGACATCGAGACAGGACCGCTCCCTATTACGGAGTTGGTCATCCCACCGTTTGACCCGAGCCAGGTCAAGTTGGGCAACATCAAGAACCCGGACATCATCGCGGAGAAAATCCAGCGGGCCGAGGAGAACCACGTCAGCGACTATATCAAGCACGCAGCACTGGATGCCCTGAGCGGGCAGGTGCTGTGCATCGGCTACCGAGTCGAGCATGAGCAGCCCGCGGTGCTCTGCGCCGACGCGGATGGCGAGAAGGCCATGCTGGTGCAGTTCTGGGCCCTACTAGACAGCTTCGAGCGCAAGCCGCAATTGATCGGGTTCAATACCAAGCCGTTCGACTTGCCGTTCCTGATCAAGCGGTCTTGGAAGCACCGGGTGACGGTGCCGTACTGGCTCAGGAATGGCAGGTACTGGAATGACCTGATCGTCGATTTGCGCGAGTCATGGCAGCTCGGTGACAACCGGGCGCACGGGAGTCTGGCTGCGATCTCGAGGCACCTCGGGCTGGGCGACAAGGCCGGCAACGGCGCCATGTTCAGCGAGCTCTTCCAGACCGACCGCGAGGCAGCGATCAACTACTGCCTGCGCGACGTCCAGCTCACACAAGCGGTGGCAGACATCCTGATCCCGACCTACTGACGCCAATGATTGCCAGCCCGTCTGTCCATGTGATCGGGGACGACTTCGATCCGACGCCCGAGGACCGTTTTATGGTCTGGGCAACATCGTTCGGGAACGTCTTCCTCACGGGGCAGGCGGGCACCGGCAAGAGCACGCTGCTGCGGGAGTTCCTGAGCAGGGTGGAAGGAGTTCGGGACGTGGCCATCACGGCCCCGACAGGCATTGCCGCGCTGAACATAGGCGGGACCACCGTGCACAGGTGGTGCGGGATGCAGTTGGGGCCGCAGGATGGCGAGGACTTCCTGCAGGCTGCCGAGAGGCTAGAGGAGCAGCCTTCGATTCATGGCGCCCGCAAGCGGGTGCGGGGCACCGAGGTGCTGGTGGTCGACGAGATCAGCATGATGGCCGGCCGGCACCTCGACTTCCTGAACTTCTGGGTGAAGCGGATCAGGGAAGACAGCCGACCTTTCGGCGGGTTACAGGTTATCTTCCTGGGCGACTTCCTGCAGTTGCCGCCGGTCAGGACCGACCAGAGCAAGCCATACGACTGGGCATTCCTGAGTCAGGCTTGGAAGGAGGCCGACTTCAAGACGATCAAGCTCGAGAAGGTGCGGCGGCAGAATGACGTGCCTTTCATTGAGATGTTGAGCGGGTTCCGGGTGGGCAGGATGAAGCCGCGGGACAACCAGTTGCTGCGGAGTGCGCTCAGGATGAACCCGCCTGAACATATTACCCGGCTGATGACGCACAACGTGCAGGTGGATAAGTGGAATAATTATCGGTTGAGCTCAATTGATGGCCCGATTGCCGTGTTTGACGCCGAGGTCAAGGGTGTGGATCAGGCGGTGGAGTTCGCCACCAAGAACATGAGCACGCCGCGGGTGCTGCAGTTGAAGCCCGGGGCTGCGGTCATGTTCACCGCGAACGATGCGGAGCAGGGCTTCTACAATGGGCAGGTGGGCAAAGTGGTGGACTATCGGGGCAGCGACATCGTGGTCTGGAGCCGCGGTGGGTATATTTCAGTGGGCCGGCGCAAATGGTTCTTTGAGAGTCTGGGGGTCACCGTCCAACAATACCCGCTCCGATTGGCCTACGCGATGACCATACACCGGGCGCAGGGACTGACCCTGGATGCCGCGAGGATTGATATCCGAGCGGCCCGAGAGCCCGGGCAGGCCTACGTGGCACTGAGCCGGGTGCGGACGCTGGGCGGGATCTACCTGACCGAGTGGCCGAAGGGCTGGTTCATCAGCGAGGAGGCGTTGGCATTTGAGAGGAGGGCGGAATGACATGGATACTTCCAAAGCAGTTACACACGTTGGCCTCTGCGCTGGATACGGAGGCATTGAGCTTGGACTCAAGCGAGCAATCCCAAGTCTGCGCACAGTCGCTCTTTGTGAGATCGAAGCCTTCGCCATCAGCAATCTGGTTGCGAAAATGGAGGCGGGACTCATGGACCCAGCACCTATCTGGCCGGATCTTAAGACCTTCCCTTGGGCAGCGTTTCGCGACCGAGTGGACATCCTCACTGGGGGCTACCCATGCCAACCCTTCAGTGCAGCAGGGCAGCGCCGAGGTAAGGACGACCCGAGGCACCTGTGGCCCTACATCGCAGACGGCATTCGACTTCTCAGACCTCGGTGCTGCTTCTTTGAGAACGTCGAAGGACATATCAGCTTGGGGCTGTCCGACGTCATCGAAGACCTGGCAGGAATGGGTTATCGAACGACGTGGGGCATATTCAGCGCGTCTGAATGCGGAGCACCGCACCAACGCAAGCGGGTGTTCATCATGGCCAACCATGACAGCGAACGAGGCCAAGAATTCGCAAGGCGGGTCTCAGCTCAAGCGCTTACCCCCCCCCCTCGGCACGTCTGTGCTTCTGGCCCACAGTACAAGCCAGCGAGGTTCGACAGGGATTCCAGAACAGGAGCCGCGGTATGAAAGGACAGCAGGAGAGTCTCACCACGGTGGTTATCAAGCAGCATGGCCCAGCCGTCCCGGCGAGCAGCAGTACGGATGGGAGCCGCCCAGAGTCGTGGGCAACACCGAGAGCCGGCAAGACAACGGACGAGAACCCGGAGACATGGGCGAAGAGGCAAGCCAAGGGGGATGTGGCGACGATGCCGCTGACGGCGCAGGTGAAGCAATGGCAGACAGCCACCGTGTCGACCGGAGCGCACCGGCAGAAGGACGGCAGCATGATCGACAAGCTGGATCAGCAGGTGAACGGCAAACTCAACCCCCGCTGGGTGGAGACCCTGATGGGCCTGCCGGTGGGCTGGACTATGCCAAGCTGTGCGTCTCCTGTGACAATCGAACCGACGAACTTCGTCTCCTCGGAAACGGTGTTGTCCCGGCAACAGCGGAGCGAGCCTTCAGAACACTGATCAGGGAACTGTTATGATGACGACGCAAGAGATCGAGGGCTGGCTGGGCACGCCGCTGTTCCTGGTGCCGCAGAACCCGGGGACCAAGATTCCGATGGTCAAGTACACCCAGGAGACCATGGAGAGTACGAAAAGGGACGTGTACCGCGTCATGCTCGAGCACGGGAACGTGGCTGTGAGGCTGGGGGAGTTCTCCGGCGGGCTGTGCGCGATAGACTTCGACGATGAGGGGAGTCTGGAGGCGTTCCTGAAGGTGAATCCGGTGCTGCAGGGCAGTGCCCGGTGGAAGGGCAAGCGGGGCGCTCAGGTCGGCGTGAGGATCACGGGGGCATACCCCAAGCCGTGCGCGGAGCGCAGCACGACCGAGATGGTGGAGGTCAATGGGCGCATGATGGGCAAGCCGCTGTACGAATGGCGCAGCACGGGGAACCTGAGCACTGTGAAGGGCGTGCACACCAGCGGGTGCGAGTATAGCGTGCTGGTGGACAGGCCGCCGGTGGCGCTGGAGTTCAGCCAGATCCGTTGGCCCGATGGATGGCCGGTGCCGGGCAGTAGGGATGAGATGGCGCAGTTGCTCCGGCTGCATGGCGTGCCCTGGACGTTCGGAAGGAGCGGAACTGGTAACCTGCACCCGACTTTCTTCGCGGGCTACATGGCGCACAAGGAGCGGCTGCTGTTCGATGCCCAGACCGGGCAGCACTACTGGTATGCCGCGGATCGGGGGATCTGGATATCCATGAGCCGCGAGGAGATGCAGCAGCGCGTCCTGGAGACCGCCAGGCGCGTTCTGTTGGACCAGATGGCATCGACAGAGGATCCGCGGCTGCCGGCGCTCCTGACGCGACTGACCGTGAGCTTCGCGGATCAGGTGGTCGATCTGATTGGGGCGCTGCAGGTCGAGCGCAATCCGTTCTCAAGGCCCGACAGCGTGGTGCACTGCAGCAATGTGATGGTGGACCTGAGAAGCGTGCCCTATGCGATGCACGGGTTCGGCCCGGAGTGGATGTCGAGGAACCAGACGCCGGTAAGGTATGTACAGGGTGCCGGCAGCGGGATGTGGCAGGCATTCCTGGATCATGCGCTGCCCGAGCGCGAGGATCAGGTGCTGCTGCAGAGATGGGGCGGCCTGGCGCTGCTGCAGCGGAACAGGCCGCAGGTGATTCTGCTGCTGACCGGAACCGGTGGCGGCGGGAAGAGCACGGTGGCCGGGCTGGTGCGGCGGCTGGTCGGCGATGAGAACTGCAGCGAGCTGAGAACGAATCACTTGGGCAGCCGGTTTGAACTGGGCAACTTCCATGACCGGACGCTGTTGATCGGTAGCGATGTGCCGCCGGACTTCCTGTCCTGCGAGGAGAGCCAGTTCCTGAAGGCGCTGACCGGCGGCGACAGGCTGGCCGTCGAGTTCAAGGGCAAGAGCGGTGCCAAGGCCGTGGTCGGCGACTGGAACGTCATCGTGACGGCCAATAGCCGGCTGAAGGTCAACGTGCAGGGTGACCTCGGCGCGTGGTCGAGACGGCTGCTGCTGCTCGACTTCAGTCAGCCCAAACCGGAGAAGGTGATCCCCAACTATCACGACGTGATGATTGAGCGTGAAGGCAGCGGGATATTAAACTGGTTCCTAGAGGGCGCGGAGGACTTGTGCCGGGTGATGCAGGCCGGTAGGCCGTTTCCGGTCAGCGACAGGCAGCGCGGTATGATAGACAACTTATTGAGCGAAAGTGATAGTGTGAGATACTTTATTGTGAACCATGTCCGTGCTAGTAGTATGTCATCGGATAGTATTACTAGCGAGGAGCTGTATGCTGCCTATATGGCCATGTGCAGCAACAAGGAATGGGGGCCTGAACCGGACAAGCGCTTCCAGCGCCGGGCAGCGGAACTGATGCTGGAGATACACCAGGCCATCCCGTCGAACCACATTCACCGCAGTGACGGTCAGCAACAACAGGCGCGAGGCTACATGAAAGTGGTCTTGACCTCGTCGGAAATGGCTTGAGCTGTCAAGCGTTGTCAAGCGTTTGGGACGGAGGACGGCACTTCTCAACTCGGTGCAAGATGAGTAAAGGTAGCAAAACTGTGTTCAAAGTAGAAACGAAGTTGGAAAATGCCGTCCCATCCGTCCCAAACACTAGACAGTGCTTGACAGCGGTAGGCCTGCGTAAAATTGGCTCGAAATTGATCGGGCAATGCCCAGCCTGTGCCGAGGAAGGAGGGGACAAACAACGCAACCATCTCGTCATCCAGGCAGACGGGAGGTTTGGTTGCGTTATCCACCCCGGCGCCAGCGGCAAGGCACATAGACAACGCATATTTCAGCTTATAGGAGATAAAAGCGGCAAGGGTAGGCAGCACTTGCCCGCTACACCACTAGACATATCACTGTTATGATAGTAACAAACACAACTAAACTACTAATGGAGGCACCGCACCTTGTGAAAATAGGAGTGCAGCGTGGCTGGCTGTCGTACCCCAAGGACATGGCGTTCAAGGAGGACGGTACACCGGACCCGGTGATACAGGTTGAACCGGAATTTACCGAGCAGCGCCACACGCCGGACCTAGCCCGTAAGGCCTACATCCTGCGTGACCGCGGCCTGTCTCTCAACGACGTCGCCACAGCCTGCCAAGTGCCCCGAGGCAGCGTAGTCTACCTGATCAGCAAGGGGCATGAACTCTACCTCGCAAGCCAACGGAAGGACATTGAACCATGACCACAACAAAGGCAGAATCCCCGCAGATGGAAGATCCAACAGAGCAACCGACCCAGGCAGGCACCAGGCCGTCGATCCATGTCTCGCTGTACGCATACGGTGGCATCAGCGCAGCCTGCATGATGTCCTGGGTAGACCTGACGGCCACGTTCGCCCGTTCAGACAGGCAGACCGATCTGCGCACCATCCGGGAGGATGCCCTGATATCCCGCAGCCGTTGCCGTGCGACCAAGTGGTTTCTCGACAGCGGCAAGGACGTCTGGATTCAACTGGACCACGACATTGAGTTCACCGCGGCCGACGTCATCCGTATGGCAGAGCTGGCCCATCAGCACCAGGCTACCGTGTGCATACCATACCCGTGCAGAACACTTCCACCCAGGCCAGCCCTACGCCCCAAAGCAGAGCACCTGCAGGCCCTCAAGCATCAGGTGAATGACGCTGAGTGCGCAGCGGAGCTGGTGCCCATCACCATGTTCGCATCGGGATGCCTCGCAATCCCCCGTAAATGCCTTCTGGCGACACTTGATGCGCTGGAAGGGTCAGGAGTGCAGAGCCAGTACAGGATCGACTGGTGCGAGGATGTGCGCGTCGAACGCTTCCCGACCCTGTGGATGCCACTGGCCATGGAATCCATGCCCGGCAAACTCGAGTATCTCAGTGAGGATTACGCTGCCGCAGTCAGGATGACCCTGGCCGGAGTGAAGCACCTCTCGATGAAGCCCCGGAAGCAACTCAACCACTGGGGAGAGTTCCCCTTTAGCTTTGCGCCTTATGCCGGGTAAGAAGACCAGGGCATCGCTGAACGATGTCGCTGCAAAGGCAGGGACAGACAGAAACCGGGTAGCACTGGCGCTGCGTGATGACCCTAATCTGGCACAAGAGTTCAAAGATAAGGTCAGAAAAGCCGCAGAGGATGTCGGCTATGTCAAGCCACCAGAGAACCAGCACCCAAACTCTAAACTAGACCAAGACAAGGCTGACAAGATTGTGGAGGGTATCGTGGCCAACAAGTCACTTTCCAGCATTGCCTCAGAGACAGGGTTGAGCGAGCACACCGCCTTGAAATACATCAGAGGAGTCAAAGTCCCAGCAGACTACCCTGAAAATGAGGAGGACTGGAGGAAGGACGTTACTGGATTTCTGGAGGTTGCTATCTGGAAAGGCACAAAACGATTAGCTCAGGAATCAATGGCGTTCATAGATGACCGTAGTTTACCCGTAGCGGTGGCCGTGCTAACTGACAAGCTCGCAAATATAAAAGGCCAGCCCACCAGTATTCACCTAGCCATGACGGCCTCTGTGAGCCATCGGGACCTTATGAAGGACCTGAAAGAGCGCAATGTGACCCCTGTGAACGACGAGCAGACACCTGATCTGGTTTAGGTAGTGGCCCGAAATGTCCTACCCCTACCGCGGAAGCGTCATCGAAAACCACGACTTCAGGCCTGTTTCTGGCACTCATGCCTACAATAGCAGTTATATTCACTTGGTGACGCAAACCAGCAGCAAAGGCCCGTAAACATTGATCGAAACGCACGTCAGCACCCCTCCGCCGGGCCAATGTCCTACCCCGTTACAAGGGCCACCCCGGGGGAGGGGGTCGGGCAATCCGCGGCGACGGTAAAAGTCGACGGGTTTCCCAAAGCGAAAAATATTAGGAAATGAGCCAACCACCCAACCTCTGCCTCACCTGCTCCAAGCCCTTCGAGATCATCAAGATCCGCATCGGCTCCAAGCAAAAGCGCTTCTGCTCCGACCACTGCAACGACACGTGGTGGAACGAGCAACCGCTGCACCCTGTCATCCCCCGGGTAGACGCCCATCACCCCCGCGCACTCGAGCTGAAGCAGAAGCGCACCCAACTCGTGCTCCTTGAAAAGGCCGACCCCTACACCTACGGTTTCATCCCCGACCACTGGGAGATCGCCAACACTGAGTATTCGCTCACCCAGGAGCTCCTCATCTCCGGCGGCAACCGCGCCGGTAAAACCCTTTGGGCCGCCCGCCGCGTGGTTCAAACCCTCCTTGAGAAAGAGAACGCATCGGTACTCTGCTGCCACACCTCTCACGCCACCTCGGTCACCGTGCAACAACCCGCCATCTACAACTATCTCCCCGTCGCACTCCGGGCGACCAAGAAGGGCCGCATCCACTACCTGAACTACAGCCGCAAGAACGGATTCACCGACGGCTCATTCATCCTACCCAACGGCTCCCGCTGCGACTTCCTGAACTACACGCAGTCCGAGAACACCATCGAGGGCCGCGAGGCTGACTTGATCTGGTGCGACGAGCTCGTGCCCCAATCCTGGGTGGACACACTGCGCTACCGTCTGATCACCCGCCGTGGCAAACTCCTCGTGACCCAGACACCCCTCGAAGGCGTGGCCTCGGTCTACAAGGAGTTCACCGCCGGATCACAGGTCAAGAACTGGGGCACCGGCGAACTCTTAGCCGGCAAACAGGGCCTGCCTACATGGCCACCCGGCAAGGCTCCCAGGGTCATGGAGCAGCCCGCAACCAAGCGCAAAACCGTTTTCTTTTACTCCGAGGACAACCCCTACAACCCCTTCGACGAGATGAAGTCGAAGCTGGTCACCTCTCCCATGGGCCAGATCCTGACCCGAGCCTACGGCTGGGCCTCGGACAACATCGGCAAGGCCTTCGCCCGTTTCCGCCCCGATATCCACTGCATCCCGGCCTCCAAGGTGCCACCCGGCGGCACGCTATACATGGTCTGCGACCCCGCCGGCGCCCGCAATTGGTTCTGCCTATGGCTCCTAGTCTACGAGGACGGCAAGCGCATCGTGGTGCGTGAGTTCCCGGACTTCTCCAACTTCGGAGAGTGGGCACTACCGTCCGAAAAACCCGACGGCAAGCTCGGTCCCGCGCAAACCCTAGACGCCGGCCGTTCCATCTCCGAGTACCGCAACCTCTTCCGCCAGATTGAGTCTGACCTCGGCTACGGCGAGCCCGTCATGCGACTGATCGACCCCAAGGCCGGAGGTTCTCCCGCGCTCTCCGAGGCCGGCGGCACGACCCTCATCGACCTCCTAGCCGAATCCGACGATCCCCGGGACGAGCCCATGGCATTCATTCCCGCACCCGGCGTGCCCGTCGACCAGCGCACATCCGCCATCAATAGTCTCCTCTCCTACGACGCCACCCAGCCGCTCACCCCGCTCAACGAGCCATCCCTCTACATCACCAACGACTGCGCCAATCTTATCTACGCACTCTCCGAGCACACCGGCCGCGACGGGCAGAAAGGCGCGACCAAGGATCCAATCGACTGCCTAGGGATGCTTTTAGTCTCAGGTCTTGCCTTCGTAGGCCGCGGGGGCTTTGATTGCCGCGGCGGCGGTGGATACTAAAAGAAACGATCATGCAAGGCGATTCATACAAGCAAGCAACCGACGTGATGGCACGGGTCGGCGACGAGCCCAATGTACCGGCATTAACCGAGGAACTACGGCGCTCGGCCACCGACTACGGCGTCTACGCCCGTGTTGATAATGTGGAGAACGTGCGCTTCTGCCGCTGGCCCGGCCAGAGCGACGATGGCAAGAAGTGGAATGATTCCAACCGCAATGCCCCGGCATTCCCCTGGGACGGGGCCTCCGACACGCGCATCCCGCTGGCCGACGAGGTGATCAACGGCCTCGTCGACCTCTGTTCCACCTCTTTCTGGCGCTCGATGCTCCGTGTGTCGCCCACCAACATTAGCCAGCTCGACCAAGCGGTCACCGCGCACAACCTGATGGACTGGACGGTCAACGCCCGGATGTACAACGACCTCACCCGCGAGGTCGAACTACTCTCTCAGTACCTCTGGACCTACGGCTGGGCCGGCGTCCACGTCACCTGGCAGCAGGAGATGGGGCAGAAAGAGCAGTACCTGACGATGGAGCAGATCGTGGCCTTGGCAGCCCAGTCTCCCGAGGGCTCGGTCCTGGCCGACCTGCCCAACCTCATCGCCAACCCCGAGGCCGACGACCAATCCGCGGAGCTCCTGCTCGCTGCCTTCCCCAACCTGCGCAAGCGCCGGGCGCTCAAGGCCATCCGCGAACTGCGCGAGGAGGGCGAGTGCGACTTCCCTATCCCGACCATGGTCACCAACAAGCCCATGATCGCTGCCCTCGCGCCTTGGGACGAGTTGGTGTTCCCGCCCGAGACCACCGACATCCAGTCCGCCCGAGTAGTCTTCCGCCGGTTCTACATGACCGAGGCCCAACTCCTGAACAAGGTCGAGACCGAAAAGTGGGATGCCGAGTGGGCGCAGGAAGCCATTAACACGATGGGCCGTTTCAGTGACTACGCTGCCTTCCAGTATGGCGCCGTCGGCATTGCCGAGAACTCCATCCTCGACCGCGAGAATCTGATCGAGGTGGTCTATGCCTACCAGAAAGCAGTCGACTCAGACGGCATCCCCGGCGTGTTCTACACCGTCTTCAGCCCCCAAGTCGGCGACAAGTGGGGCTACTTTGAGGGGCTCGACTACGCGCACGGTCAGTATCCCTTCGTTATCTGGCGCTCCGAGCTCATCCACCGCCAGATCACCGAGAGCCGTGGCGTGCCCGAGGTCTGTTCCACCTGGCAGCATGAGGTCAAGGCCCAGCGCGACTCCATATTCGACTACACCTCGCTCGCCACGCTTCCGCCCATCGAGGTCCCCAAAACCCGCGGCGGCAACCTGAAGATCGGTCCCGCAATTCAGATTCCTGTCCTGCGCCGCGGCGAGATCGGCTTTTTGCAACCGCCCGCACGCGAGCCCGGTGTGGCCTTCCAGTTGATCGCAGCCATTGAGGCCCAGACTGACCGCTACTTTGGACGCCCGACCGAGAAGGTCCCGCCAGTGATCACCCAGATGCGCCAGCAGCGCCTGATCAACAACTGGCTGCATGGCTGGACCGAGGCATTTCGCCAGGTACTAGCCCTCACGCTGCAGTACATCGGCCCCGCCGAGATCCAGCGCATCACGGCCTCGGCCACCCCGCTCCCGCAGGACGTGCAGGACTTCGACGTGATGCTCAAGTTTGATGTCAGGGAAATGAGTACCGACCTCGTAACCGAGAAGCTCAAGGCCATCAGTACCCTCGTTCTGCCCCTCGACACTGCCGGCGTGATCGACCGGGCCAAGCTGATCTCCGTCGCACTCCGAGCCATCGACCCCAACCTCGCGAGCGAGCTGGTCATGCAGCAGGGCCCGGCCGCGCAGAAGATGTTCAACGAAACCAACGACGAGATCGCGCTGATGTCGCTTGGCAATCCTCCCCAACTCCGGGAGAACGACCCCACCGCGCCCATGCGCCTTCAATTCAGCCAACAGGTCCTGCAATCCAACCCGAAATATCAGGCCCAGCTCCAACAGGACCCGCTTTTCCAAGCCAACCTGCAGAAGTACATTGAGAACCTGCAGTTCAGTGTCCAGCAGCAGCAGAACGCCATCACCGGCCGCCTCGGAGTCTAATGAAACTGACCGACGAACAGCTTTCCGAGGCCCTCTCCGTGTCAGAGGAGCACCCGGTGCTCAAGGCCATGGGCCAACTCATCGACGACACGCTGCGGGACGAGGTGCTCAACGCCATCCTCCCATCACTTTCTGCGGAGGACCGTGCCTATAACTCAGGACGCGCCGCCGCAATCAAGGATCTCATCGCACAAATCAGTGCGTTAAGAAACGGGAGGGAGTTGACTTCCGGTCAATTCTAGGCTCTCACTCAAACAACGGCTTCTTGGTTGGCCTTAAACAACCCTGGCGCAGCATACCCGGCTTGCAGGGTCTAAAAGCATGGACATCCCGACGAATACACAGGAAGCGAAACCTGCCCAAAACACGGCACAGCCCCCAATCAACCCGATGCAGTTCGACGAATCGGCGTTGGCCAAGCTACTGAAGTCACGCTTCAGCGGGGAGGAAGAGAAGGCATCAGCCGTCGAGCGACAAGCGCCGGAGCCGGAAGCCACTTCCGTGGACGATCAGGCCGAGGATGCGGAGCCGACCGCAGAACAAACGGACGATCAGGCCGAGTCGCCTGATCAGGATGTTCTTTCCGAGACCGAAGAGAACAGCGACGAGGATTCGCTGGGCTACCGCAAACGCATCGACAAGCTCACGCGCCAGAAGAAAGAGGCGCTGGAGAAGGCCGAGGCACTCGAGCGGGAGCTCAACGACGCCAAGACCAAGCTGGAGCAGACCAACGACAGGCCGACCGCGGTGCAGTCCGCTGCAGACCCGTTTGCCGATGTCTGGGAAGTGTCGAAGCTCAACGATGAGTGGAGCAAGGCCCGGAATCTGAAACGGTGGTGCGAGGACAACATCGACGGCTGCGAAGTAGAGGGCAAGGAGTACAGCGCGGAGGACGTGAAGCAGATCAAGCGGCGTGTAGAAGACGCCATCGACCTGCACATACCAACCCGCGCCCGCTTCCTGCAGAACTACCAGCAGATCAAGCCAATCGCAGAACAACTCTACCCATGGTGGAAGGACCGTTCGGCTACCGAGTACACCGAGGCGCAGGCCGTCCTGCGGCAACTGCCGCAGATTGCCTCACTGCCGGAGTACCAGGTGCTGGTCGGTGACTTCATTGCCGGGCGCAAGTTGCGTCTGGCGCAGGAGTCCTCCAAGGGCAAGCCATCTGCCACCCGCCCACTAGTCAAGGCACCCAACCAGCCCGGTCGACCGACCGCAATCCCTGCAAAAAAGGATTCGGTCAAGGTCGGCCTGGATAACGCCAAGTCGAAGTTCCGAAAGTCCGGGACGACCACCGAATTAGCTCAAGTACTCAAAAGGATGCTCTAAATCATGCCCCTGCTCCAAGAAAACCAATCCGGTACAGTACCGCTCGCTTCAACGTCCTCGATCCGTGAGGATCTGGCGGACTACATCGCCATCGTCGACGCCAAGTCAACGCCGTTCGTGTCCATGGCCCCCAAGGGCAAGGACATCGGCAATATGCAGTTCTCGTGGCAGGTCGACAATTACGCTGCCCCGACCATGGGTGGCGTTGTCGACGGTACTGACGTGACCGTGTCCAGCGCCGGCAACCCGGTTGAGAACCGGACCCGCCTGAACAACTACGGTCAGGTGTTCCGCAACGACCTGCGCATCGGTTTCATCGCCGAGACGCAGAACGTGGCCGGCGTGAGCGATGAGCTCGCCAACGGCATTGCCAAACGCCTCGTTGAGCTCAAGCGCTCCATGGAGGCGACCTTCATGTGCACCAACCAGGCTGCGCAGACCGAGGTCAGCACCTCCAACCCGTACCTGACGGGCTCCCTGGGCAATTGGTTGACCGCTGACAACGCCGCCAACATCGGTGCTGTCGCCTCCGGTTCGGTTTTCAAGCCGGCCTCCGGCGCTGTGAACACCACTACGTCCGCCAATTTCACTGAGGCCACCGCCCAGAACGTGCTAACTGCCGTCTACGGCATCACCGGCACCTTCCGGGACTACGATTGCATCTTGGGCACCACGCTCAAGCGTGCGTTCACCAACCTGACTGCCTCTGGCACGACTCAGGTTGTCAATTCCAACTCCATCGCTGCCACCTCGGTCCGCACCTTCAACCAAGAGCTGTCAAGCGACACCTTCAAGTCATCCATCGACATCTTCGAGGGCGACTTTGGTCGCTTGATTTTGCACCCGTCCACTTTTATCGGTGGTACTACTGGTACTGCATTGAGCGCTCAGGCGTTCAAGGGCTACGTCATCCCGATGGACATGGTCGAGGTCCGCTACGCCAAGCTCCCGCAGGTCAAGACCCTGCCTGACGCCGGCGGCGGCCCTGCCCGCTTGATCGAGGCCATTGCCGGTCTCGTGGTGAAGAACCCGAGCGGCTTTGGTATGTTCAACGGCGCTAGCTAATCAAAAAACCAACAGGGGAGGTCCATCACGGGCCTCCCCTCCTTACTTTTCTCATGGCCCAGAATTCCGCAGCATCCGTCATCGCAAACGCTCTCGACGACCTGCCCGGCGAACTGCGCCGCGCCGTCATCAAAGAGTTCCAAACCGGCATCCAGAAGGACTGGGTTAAGGCCGGCATTGATCAGAAGCGCATCGCCAAGGACTCGGATCGCGATATCCGATCCGTTGACGGCATCGGGCGCCTGCGGATGCGTATCGACCCCACCCTCTACCATGCCTGGGGGCACAAGGTCGGGTACGATTGCTGGAAAGATTCCCAGTTTCTCAAAGAAGTAGAGCGCGATAACCCCGAGGTGCGAGTGCGCTGCGGGGCTACACGCTTGCAGGTTGGATGGACCGGTGGCACAAAACGCAGTAGTCAGAAGTTCACCCTATGAATGTCGGATCCAATCGTCAGCTAGCCGGCGAGTACGGCGGCACCTACATCTCCAGCGCATCCGGAACTGTGACCGGAAACTGGCAGACCATTCATGCTCTTGAGATCACGATCCTCGGAGCAACCGCTTCCAACATCACCAACTTCCCTGCCGGCGTGACGCTGCAGGCCGGTGATGAGCTTCCCGGTGTGTGGACCTCTATCACCGTGTCGAACGGCTCCATTGTGGCCTATAACCGCAAGTACGCCTAAGCAATGCCTCGCCTCGGACTAGGACTGGGACTGGATATTGTCCGCCGTATCAAAGGCGGCGGCATTCCGCCTGATCCTCCCATCGAACGGCGCGACATCCTTTGCGAGAACGGCGACTACCTGGTGCAAGAAGACGGCGGTCACCTGGTTATTACTTTCGGAACATTCGACTCTTTACTCACTGAAGCCAGTGACTTCCTCGTACAGGAAGATGGCGGCAAACTAATCCTAGCAATCCAATAATATGGCAGACCTTAAGATTTCACAGCTAACAGCGATCACGACGCTGACCCCGGCTACCGATGTGTTGCCCGTGGTCGACGTCACCGGCACCACGAAGAAGATCACCAGCAACCAGATCCTCGGAGCAGGCGGCACCGCCACCCTCGCCAGCGCCACCATCACCGGCGATCTGACGGTGGATACGTCGACCCTGAAGGTGGCTAGTGGATCGAATCAGGTTGGTGTTGGTATTACTACGTTCACTGGGACGCAATCGCTACAAGTGCTGACTGGTGTTCGTATTTCGGATGCGAATCCTGAATCGCTGAACTGCCTTAACCTTGCTGTTACAAGCACGACTTCGACGATTGAAACTCGTTATGGCACTCCGCTGATTTTCGGAACGAATGCGACTGAGTGTTATCGCATTGCAGCCGGTGGCACTTCTACATGGTCCGTCGGCGGCTCCACCGCCATGACCCTGAACTCCACGGGGCTGGGCGTGGGGGAGGCTGCTTCTGTTTCTCGCCTTCAGGCGCGTGGTAGCACTACCGATTCCTCCGCTTATGTGCTGTACGGAAAAGCATCGAGCGGAAACGTCATCTGTTTCATGCGGAATGACGGTCGATTCCTTGTCGGAAATGGTACGACCGATAACTTCATAGTTACCGAAACGGGCCAAGTGGGCATAGGCGTTACGCCGAGTGCTGGTAAAGGTTGCTTGCAGCTTTCGAGTGGTATCAATTTCCCCGCCACTCAAGTCGCTTCGTCCGATGTCAATACGCTGGATGATTACGAGGAGGGTACTTGGACGATTGGTCTGACGTTTGGTGGTGGAAGCACTGGAATAACAACCGCCACCAATACTGGACGATACACAAAGATCGGAAGGCAAGTTACAGTAAGCGGAAACCTATCTCTTTCAAACAAAGGATCATCGACCGGAATTGCTGAAATCCAAGGGCTTCCATTCACTATTGCAAACTCAAACGAAGCGTATTCTGCGGCAAATGTAAGATTTAATGGAGTATCATTTGCAGATATTCCAATCAGCATTGGAGCCATTGGATCGACAAAAATACTTTTGCAGGAAATAACAAAAGCAGGTGTGGT